TAACTACTATATGTACAAAACGATATGTATAACCAATAAAATCAATATATAAGCCATGCAAATTCCTAAGTTCGTAGAAATGTACCGGAAAGATTTACAGCTGAAAAACTATTCCGAAAACACTATTAAAAACTATTCTTGCCAAGTTGAAATGTTCTTGAAAGGTTATGAAAATCAATTTACTGGGCCATCAAAGATTAATGAAAAAGCAATCAAAGATTGGTTGCTTCAATTTAAAACAAGAAATGCAATGTGTCACGCTATTTCATCATTAAAATTGTTTTATAAAATTACAATAAAGCAGCCGATGAAATTTCGTTACATTGAATATCCAAGAAGCGAAAAGAAGTTGCCAAGAGTAATCGACAAACAATTTTTACTTAACAAATTAGCCTTGATTGAAAACAAGAAACACAAGGCAATTTTAACTTTAGCCTATTCAACCGGTATGCGTGTTTCGGAAGTTATTAATTTGAAAATAGTTGATATTGACAGCAAACGAATGGTAATCACGATTAGGCAGTCAAAAGGAAGAAAAGACCGTATTGTTGCATTATCTCAAAAGGTTTTAGAATTGCTCCGAGAATACTTTTTACAATACAAGCCAAAAGAGTATTTGTTTAACGGTCAATTTGACTTGCAATATTCATCAAGAAGTTGCAACCAAATTGTTAAGCAGTATTTGGGAAAAGAGTATCATTTTCATTTACTTAGACATTCAAACGCAACAGCATTATTGGAAGCCGGTACTGATTTGAGAATTATTCAAAAACACTTAGGTCATTCAAGCAGTAAAACGACTGAAATTTATACGCACGTTAGTACTAATATTTTGCAATCAATGGCATTACCAATTTAATAATAAAAAACAATATATGGCAAAATACATATTAGACATTGACCGGTTGTCTGAAATTACCGGAAAGACTCAAAAGGAGCTTGCAGTTGAACTTGGAGTATCTGAGGCAAGTTTGAGTGAGTCAAAAAAAGTTCCAACGAGAAAGTGGGGAATAATTAAAAACTACTTATCAAAATTCAATTCTGATTTACATTTGGGGGATTTTATTGTAGAACACAAAACCGATCAAAATGATAACTCCAAATAGTTTACAAGTAAAGGCGCATTTTCAAAATGCAAAGATTGTAAAGTCATTGAGTTGGCATATCAATTTTGAGATTGAGAATTTGGAGAAGATTTATTTTTCTCAAGGGGCATATTGGTATATGAAAGTAGATGGAACTTCTGAATTGATTTGGGATGACCATTATGGGTACGCAAGAATCTTAGAAACAAAATAAATATGAATTGGCAATCAGATTTAGCAAAAAGAATTTTTATTGAAGAAAGATTTACCAAAAATGATTTTGAAACTTGCCTTTATAATGCTGTTTTGAAAACAATGAGATACATTTCTTCAAACATCTCTTATTCTCACGGAAAACACAAACAAGAACTTAAAAATAAATTAAAAGAAATTCGTCAATATTACTTAACTTTAATACAATAATTATGAAAAAAATCATTGAATGTTTATTCTCAAAAAAATCAAAATGGATTGATATTGAAATGTTTGATAAAAGCGGACATTATAAATTAATCCAAATGCGTTATGTTTTAAGCAACAATAAAAAAGAATTTAGAGTTGTTTCGATAGGATTTGTAAGTGACATAATGCAAAGAGATAAAATTTACAAAAAAGTATTAAACACAAACGAATAACTATGCAAAGAGCAACAAAACCTGAAATAATTCAAGACAAACTTGAAAGAATGAAACTTGGAGAAGAAATCTCAAAATCCGAAATGATTAAAAGCATCTACAATGACAATGACTTTTACATCTCAAGAAGTTTTGATGTACATTTCTCCAAAGCCAAAAAGAACATCCCGGATATGGTTTTCAAAACCAAGAAAGGAATCATTCAAAGAACAAAATAACCTTAAAAAACAAATAGAAAAATGAGTGTAGTAAACATTCGTCCGGTACAAAGCGGACAAAGTAAAATAGTATTAGGATTTGCCGGACAATCCGGAGATGGTAAAACATATACCGCGTTGTTAGTGGCAAGAGGTTTAGTTGACAAACCGGAAGAAATCGGATTTTTAGATACTGAGAACAAAAGAGGTTCTTTATACGCTGACATCCTTGATGGAAAGTTCTTGATTGGGGATTTATACCCTCCGTTTTCTCCAACGAGATATGCACAAGCAATAAAACAGTTTCAAGATGCCGGAGTAAAGGTTTTAGTAATTGATTCAGTTACGCACGAGTGGGAGGGCGATGGTGGATGTGATGACATTGCAAATGCTCCAAAGGCTGATGGTACAGCTCGAAAAGTTGCTAATTGGATTGAGGCCAAAAGAGAACACAAAAAATTTATGAACGTGCTTTTACAGTCAAACATGAATATTATTTGCTGCATCCGAGCAAGAGAAAAAGTGAAAGTAGAAATGATTAATGGAAAAAGTGAGTTTACTTCTCAAGGACTTCAACCGGTGTGTGAAAAAAACTTTATGTTTGAACTTACTGCATCCGTTCTTATGGCCAACGAGGGTAAAAACCAAAAGCATTTAAAAGTTCCATCATTTTTGAAAGAAGCCTTTGGAGATGGAAACGCTTACTTGGGCGTTGATACCGGAAAAAAAATTAGAAAATGGCTTGATGGTGGAGAAAAAGTTGATGCTGAAATTGAAAGATACAAGTCAGAGGCTTTATTAGTTTGTGAACAAGGAGCTGATGAATTGACAAAACTTTGGAAATCTATTCCAAAAGAACTACGCGACAAAAAAGAATTGATTGAGCATTTTGCTATTTGTGGGGAAAGCGCTAAAGCATACGATAAAGCAAAAGCGGAAGCCGACAATGATGGTTCTTCCGAATCAATTTACAACGAATTGGTAACTACTTTTGAATTGATTAAAGAATCTATTCCGGCAGATCAATTTGATGGGATAAAAAGAGTAATCGACCAAAAGGAAACTTCTGCCTACGAAAAAACATTGTCTTACCTTAAAGGACTGTAAAAATGGAGTTAAAAGTAAGAGTTTGGGATAATGAAAAGAAGCAATTTTTCAAAACAACATACGAAGCGTATAAAGGTAAATTAGAAGAAATTCTATTTGGGCAGTCCGGAGATATTTGTTTGAGAAGAATTAACGAACACGGAATTGTTGTTTTTGAACACGAAAGCATTTATCCAAATCGATTTGTGAAAAGTGTTTTTACTGGATTAAAAGATAAAAACGGAAAGGAAATTTATGAGGGAGACATTTTGAATTACGGACACAAAAATAACAATGTTGAAGTAAAATTTGAAAATGGTTGTTTTTCCGTTTTCGGAGAACCTTTAGGGTGGGATTTTGATTCAGAAGAAAAGCCAATATTGATTGATAGCTATTCAAATCACGCTATAATTGTTGGAAACATCTACGAAAACCCTGAACTATTAAAAAATTAATATTATGATAAGCAATGTAAACCGTATAGGTAGATTTACCTCAAGTAAAATTCACGTTTTGTTAGGAACTGGCAGCCGGCCAATGACAGAAGAAGAATTGAAAGCTCATAAATTGGAAAACCCAAAAAGTCAAAAAAAGAATATTGACGATGGTTTTTCTGCCGGTGCTTTGACATACATAAAGCAAAGACGTGCCGAGCGTTCATTGGGGCGTTCTATCGACACTAACTTCTACAATCAAGCAATGAGTTGGGGGAAGTTCTGCGAGGCTTATTTGTATTGGAAAGAGGGATTGTTGGGATTTGAGTATTCTTTGACTTCTCAAGAAAGTATGCTGCATCCGGAATATCCTTTTTGGGCGGGAAGTCCGGATTTAAAAAAGAAAGATTGTGGTTCAGAGATTAAATGCTACTATCCGGAGAACTTTTACAACTATTCAAGTGTTTTAATTTTAGAGGATTTGGTGAAGTTTCAAAAGGATTTCAAAGAAGAATATTGGCAAATAGTATCAAATGCTTGTATTATGGGATTTGATAAAGGAGAGGCTATTGCTTTTATGCCAACGGAATCGCAATTAATTGAAATGAGAAGATTGATTGAGGACACCGATTTCATTGAGAAGAATATGAATGACGACCAATGGAAGTATCGTTTTATTTACGAAAAACCTATTGAGGAGTTACCTTATATTCCGGATTCAATTGAATATCCAAATTTGGTTAAATTTGAATTTGAAATTCCAAAAGAGGATAAACAGCTTTTAACCAAAAGAGTTATTGAAGCAGAGGAGTATTTAATCTCAGGAAAATTAATTTAAAATCAACATAAATGGAAGTAGTAGGAAAAATTAAAGTAATCAATCCCGAACAACAAGTATCGGCATCATTTGTAAAAAGAGAATTAGTTGTAGTCACAGAGGAGCAATACCCTCAATTCATATCAATAAACTTTGTTCAAGATAAAACAGAATTACTTGATAGGTTTTCAGTTGGAGATGAAGTAAAAGTTTCTATCAATTTACGTGGTAGAGAATGGGTAAATCCTCAAGGAGAAACAAAGTACTTTAACGATATTCAAGGGTGGAGAATTGAGCCAATGAATGAAACAAGTGGAAGAACAAATCCAAACACAGCAAGTCAACCTCAAGCACAAGCACCGGCCACAAACTTTAATGAGGAAGAAGATTCAGATTTGCCATTTTGACAATGAACAAACTAACAGAATCTCAAAAGAAACAGATTCTTGAGTTGTATTTCAATTCATCCGACAACAGTTTGACTTTAATATCAGAAGTTGTCGGATGTAAATACGACCAAGCAAGTGCCTATATTGACTATTTTCTATCAGAAAGAAACGACGATATAATCAAATTCAAAAGCACAACAAAAATTTTCCACAGCAAAATCAACAAGTAAAATGGAAAACGTCAAAACAATAACATTAAACATCGATGCGGTTACGGATGATTTGGACAATGAACTTCTCGGTAAAGTATTTAAGTCAATGATTTCGGATTTGAGAAAGCAAGACATACTTGTAGATGATTGTAGAGTAGATTCTATTCTCTCAAAACTAAATGCAAAAGAAGTCAAAAAACAAACCACAGAAATCGATTGGGATAGGCTTCGAGGGTATTTCAACAAAGTGTTCAAGAAACAAGCAAGAATTATCTCTGAGGATGCCAAAAAGAAGTTCCGACAAAGAATGAAAGATGGTTATACCAAAGACGATATTCAGAAAGTGATTGACAACTGTTCCAACGACAATCATCACAAAGACAACGATTACAAATATGTTACCTTTGACTTCTTAGCAAGACCGGTAATATTTGAACGTTATGCTGCAATGGAACACAAAAAACCTCAATCATTAAATAATGGTCATAACAATCATTGAGTTTAAAATAATTATTTTTTATATTTGCAAGGTAATTGATTCGGTCTCACAAAAAGAATCAAAAAAAATATTAGCCTTTGCAATGAAGTCAAGAAGTGAGACCCTTGATAGATTTGTAAAGGCATTTTTATTTTAAATTATGACAAGACTTGAAAAATGTAGGTTAGCATTGGAAAAAGGTGTTACATACGATGAAAAAACAGGAAAAATATACAATATAAAAAAAAGTGAATGTAAAAGATTGAGGAACGGATATATTCTTATTTCTATTTATTCAAATGGAAAAGAATATAATTTATATGGACATATTTTTGCTTGGTATTTTAAACATAAAGTTATAGTCGATTTTTTAGACCATAAGAACAACATTAGGACAGATAATAGAATAAAAAATTTAAGAAGTGTTACTAAAGTTCAAAATAGTTTTAATAAAATTAACACCAAAGGATATTATTACGATAAGACAAGAGGGAAATATATTGCCACAATTCAATACAATGGAACAAGAAAGTATTTAGGAAGGTATATGACAGAAAAGGAGGCTAAAAAAGCTTATTTAGAGGCAAAGAAAAAATACCATATAATTTAATAATATGCAAGTGGAAGGATTTAAAATATTAACAAGAGAAGATTTAGCTGATAGTCTAAATGAGTATCGTGAAAAAGGTGCTTTAAGAGGCGTATTTCTTGGTTTTCCCGTATTGAACGAGTATTACACAATGTCACTTCCCGGAGTAACCGATTGGAGTGGTTATGCTCAGTCAGGTAAAACAGAAGTGCTTTTGGAATTACTTTTGAACACCTCGATTTATCATGGTTGGAAACATTTGTTGTACGTGCCGGATGTTGGAACCAAAAATGAAATTGTCGCAATACTTATCCATAAATTGACCGGTAAGACTTTTGACAAGCGTTACAAGAACTCAAATTATATTACTCAAGAAGAAGTCATCAAGGAGTTGGATTGGGTGCTACAACATTTTTTCATTCTTCATAAAATTGACAACAAAGCAAAAATGACACCTTATCAGTTTTGGGATTTGGCGGTACAGATGAAAAAAACTCATCGTATTCATACGGCCACAATTGATTCTTGGAAAGATTTACGACACGGTAAAGACCATAGCGGAGAATCATTTAGCAGAGATGACAAATACCTTGAAGATGTTTTGAGTTATAGAAACGCAATGGCCGAAGAACATTCGATGCACTTTCACACAATTATTCATCCGAGAAACGGAATTGAAAAGGATAAAAACGGAAACAGACTTCCCCCAAAACCTGATGAATTAAAGGGTGGTTCAGAGTTTTGGAACAATGGAAAAGTAATGATTACTATTCATCGTACTCAAGGACACAAAAACGAGTTTACATTCATCGTTACCAAAGCAAAACCTCAGAGTGTGGCCAAGCAAGGAGAATGTAAAATGTATCTCGACATACGAACAAGAAAAATGTATTGGGAGTATCAAGGAAAAAAAATCTACTCACGCAAAGACTACGTTCTTCCAAATGGATTGAGCTTAGATGAGGAAAACGATGATGATGTTCCATTTTAAAAAATAAAACATGAACGAACAAAAAGAAAGCATAGAGGAATTGCAAGAGAAGTTAAAATTGGCTATGCAAGACAAAAGGTCTGAAAACGCATTGATTGAGAAAGCTCAAACGATGTTAATGATGAATTTTATTGAACGAGAAAGAAAGGCTTTTGAATTTGCTGACACTTCTCAATTTATTCTCAAGGATAAAAACGACATTGATATTATGCTTCTAATGAATCAAATTGTTGAGTGGAATAAGAAAGCAAAACCGGAACAACAAAAGTTATTGACTGAATTGTTTTTGGCTATTTTAAGAATACAGAATTATACTCAAAATTTAGAAACACTTAATCAGCATACGGTAGCAAAATATGTTACACAGCAAGAATTATCAAAAAGCACTTTATCATCTCACGCTTCTGAAAAATTAAAACTTGAATTAAGGATAAAACAACTTGAAACCGAACTATCAAATGCCAAAAAAGAAATTGAGTTTATTCAAGGAAACAATAGTTGATCCGAAACAGTTTCATTTAGTTATGAGTAGCGGAATCAAAGTTTACCCAATTTCTCGACAAGTAGCTTCTCAAACTTTCAAGCATTACATTCAAGTTGACAACAACGGTAAAATCACAACGTACAACAAAGAAGTTCCACAAAGAGAATTAAACGATGCCATAGCAAAAACAATAATACATTTGTATAACCAATTAACCGAGAAAAAATATGAATGATGATTTTGTGCTCATAAAAGAGATTGTAATTTTAGATCCTCCAACCTACTACTCTATCAAAAAAGTAAAAAAAAGTAAAGAAGCCGGAGAGGATGTTTACGATAAGCATTATTTGACCGGAAATCTATTCTACATTCAGAATGTTTCGTATCACGTAATTTCAAAGATTACTCACGATGTTAAGTTGTTTTTGGCAGAGAAGATTGGATTTGTTCCGGAGTTGGAGAAAATGCGATTGGAGATTGAGTATCATCGGACAACTCATATTGACCTTGATAACAAAATCTACTTTTGGAAGAAGCTACTTTTGGACATTTTGAAATCTCCGACACAAAGGCAGTTGGAGAATGTAAAAAAGAAAAGAAGCGAGGGAAAGAAAGTCAACGATATTATTTCGTTGAATGTAATCCCTGATGACAGTTCAAAGTATTTTGATTATTGTACTGAGAGATTTGTAGTTGGGGAACACAAGTTAGTTATCCGTATCTTTGGCAGACCAAAAGTACAACAAGAAAAGTTAGATTTATTTTTTGTAAACGATTAGATTATGCCAATAGATTATAAAAAATATCCATCAAATTGGAAAGAAATTCGAGATAGAATATTACAACGTGCTGAAAATAAATGCGAGTGTTGCGGTTTGAAAAATTATGACAAAGTTCATTCTTTTAAAGTTGACGGAAAAACAATATGGCAAAAATTAGATATTCATTGGAGTTATTTTGAAGGAATAAAACCTGTAAAAGTAGTTCTAACAATTGCTCATTTAGACCACGATGAAACAAATCACAACGTTACTGATGACCGATTAAAAGCAATGTGCCAACTATGTCATTTGAGATATGATTTAGAAGAAAAAAATAGAAGAAAATTAATTAAAAACCATAAATAAAAATGAGAAAATTAGAACAAGCAGAAAAAGACAGAGTATTATTTATTCTTGGGGATAAATTAGGAATGTTTGAAGAAGAAATCGATGACACTTCAAATTTGAGAGATGATTTGGGAGCCGATTCTTTGGACGAAATTGAAATTTGTATGGAGGTTGAGAAAGAGTTCAACATTGCCATCCCGGATTCTGATTTTGAAAGCGTAAAAACAGTCAATGACTTGTATGAGTGCATTGAGAAGTTTTTGTAGAGTAGTAACTTTAAATTTTATATATGAAACAGTTAGCTTTAAACCAATTTGATTTGCAGAAAATCAAGTTGACCAGTAAGAGAGGTTTAAAAGTGTTTTGGTACGCTATGGGCAACAATAATGATTTGTTGTCTATTGATAGTGATGCCGTAGCACACCAAGACCTTATTGATGTGTTGAATGAGTTTCGAGTTGTTTTTGCGACTTCTCAAGAAGCTTTGGAGGGTTGGAATCATTCGAGAGATTTCATCAAAGGAAATGATAACGCTTTGAAAAATGCAGTTATCGGATATAATGAAGAAATTGAGCGTTGGCTTATCAATTCTTTTGAGTTCAAAGGAAGTGGGGAAAACGAGGGTATTGTTTTGAAAGGAAATCGACAATTGGCATCCGGAAAAGTAAAAGCAGAATCTCCTCTTATGAAATTCAATTCTGAAAGCGGTGTTGAGGATTTACAAGCTTTGGCCGACAAATTGAAAGAAGAAGTTTGGCAGTATGTTTTCAAGGCGAAAAGAGCGAATGATTTGTTTGCTGATTTGCCTCCTAACGAAAGAGGTATTGATGCTGATATTGACGATGACGGTTCTCAGCCTGAAGAAGTTGTCAAAAAAGCTAATAAAAGCAGAAAGACTCCGGTTGTTGCCGGACTTAACGTAGCCTAAAAACTATTGAACAAACAGAAGATAGCCTATCAATTAATTTTTGTAGGTTATTTTTTTACAAATAAATTTGGAAATACGAATTATTCTATTTAGATTTGAAAAGTCAAAACATTAATACTTAACATTAAATCATTGTGAAACGCACTCCAATAAGGGTTAAAACCCACGCAAATTGTCGTTATTCTGAATGTGGTAAAGAGTTCAAAAAGAACAAGTCAACTGACAAATATTGTTCATCTACTTGCGAGATTGCGGACAAAGGTTTTCCTGAGAAGAAAAAGCAGAAATCGATTCCGAAGTTTAGCGAGAAACGGAAAAAACTTTATGAACAGTATTTGATTTTGAGAGATGAATTTTTATCGTTGCCTGAAAATAAATTTTGTCCAGTTACAAATAAAACAACAAATCAAGTACATCACAAAAACGGACGCAGACACGACCAATATGCAGATGAATGGGCAAGAGTTAATAATGTGCCGCTTTTAATTGATGTGAGATACTTTTTAGCTGTTTCTGATGTTGGACATCGATGGATTGAAGAAAATCCCTCACAAGCGAAAAAACTTGGGTATTCAGTAGATAGATTAACTTTAAAATAAACAATATGTACAGAAATTTAAAATACAGAGTTTGGGATAATGAGAAGCAAGAGTTTTTCAATCCAATTTATGAAGCATCAAATGGGGTTTTACTCGATTTGAGCATAGGATTAAAAGGCGATATTATAAGAAGAACTTTACTTCATTCAGCAGAACATGAAAGCTGTTTCCAAAACAGATATGTTGTCCAATTATTTTCGGGTTTAAAAGACAAAAACGGAAAAGAAATTCACGATGGGGATATTGTTTCCGGATATACAACAATAGACAATAAACCAGTACAAGCAAAAAAAGGGAAAGTTGTTACTTTCAGAAATGGATGTTTTTGTTGGGGAAACGAACCTTTGGGTTGGGATTTTGATACAGAAGAACATCCTTGCGAATGTTCAACAGAATTGTGGGCAGTTGTAATTGGAAATATTTTTGAGAATCCTGAACTAATAAAATAAATGTCATGTCAAAACAACTTCAAACAACAGAAGAAGCAATTCAGACTGTTCAAGACAACAATCAAGAGTATTATGAATTAGCTTTACAGTATTCGGAGAAATGGATTGAAACGAGATTCAAGCCTTTTACGAGTGAGGATTTATCAGCCGATATGTATTTAGTGCTTGGTCATCCGAAAGAACCAAGAGTGTTGGGGGCAGTCATTAAATACCTCCAAAAGAACAAACTAATCAAGCATAACGGATATACTCGTTATTCTGCCAAACAAGGACACGGAAAACCGTCAAGTGTTTGGATAAGCCTACGATACTCCGAGATACAATCACAAAACAGAAAGGCAAAGATGCCGGAATTAAAATTTGAATAGTATGTCATTATCAATAGAAAAATTACAAGACTTAGAATCAGTAAAAAGTCTTGACAGTATCAGAAAGCAATTTGTTTTCAAACTTGACAACCGTAAAAAACTATCAAATTATTTGAGTGTATGCAAAGCACTTGGATTTGAGAAGTTTTGTGAAACGAGTAATCCTACTCAAGTGAACCGAGAAATCATCAAAGAACTAATTTCAAACCAATAAAACCCTCGTCAAAATGGAATTAACACCTCAACAAGAATTAAACTTCAAGAAGATAGAGTTAAGAATACTCATCCAACGCGCAGCCGAAGTCATTGATGACATAAACGACATTGAGCGTAAAAACGGACTCAAAGAAAAAAACAAGTCCTTACAGAGCCAATTAAAGGCTATCTATCCAACCCTCGACAAAGAAACCAAAAAGTATGATGAAATCTACAAAGCTTCTGAGGAAGGAACGACTGTTTTCTACGAGATTGTAAAAAGAAACATTCAACTCGTAATGCACCGTAATCTCATCGATAAAAACTTTATACTTTGTTGCTTTGAAGCAAAAGAAAAAAACGAAAAAGCCTTGATGGGCGTAATCCAAAAAATCCTAAAATAATGATAGCAGCAATTTACATTTTAGCATCAATAACTTTGCTTGTTGTTTTTACAATATTCTGCAAAAGACTCATTAAAAAACTTGAGTTACCGGAAATTGAATGGAACGATCAAAAAGAACTTCCAACTGAAATAAGAGAAGATAGAAATATTTCAAAAGACATAATTGTTTACGATTTATATTCAAAGAAACTTTATACAGCATATTATTCTTTTGGGAATGACATTTATGTTTTTATAAAACTTCCAAGCGAAAATTGGCCAACTAACTTTGTTTGGACATACTTAAATTAACCTTAAAAACAACACAGATTATGAACTGCAATCAACCGATGGAAACACTATCAAAAAATCACTTTAAAGCATATCATCAAGTAATGGATGACTATAAGACTTTGGCAATGTTTGAATCAGAAATGGAAGCGTTTAGCGACAACATAAATGGCAAACACTATCTTAAGGCAAAAGACCAAGTAAAAAAGACTTTATCTCGAATCATTGAGAACAAATCTATTCTCGGATGGAATTATGATTTTGAGAAAGAAGATTTAAGAAACCTTTAAACTAAATAAGATGAAACAAACAGCAGTAGAATGGTTAGAAGAAAAATTAGATAATGCCTTGTCTGATACAGATTACTTGACTTGGAAATTAGTGTGTGAAGCCATTAAACAAGCCAAAGAAATGGAAAAGCAACAGATAGTTAATGCTCATTTATTAGGCTTAATTTATCCACTTGAAATTGAAGCATCTAAACAAGCCGAGCAATACTACAACGAAACTTTTAAAAAAGAATAACATGAAAAACATTTTAGAAAATTGGCAGTTAATAATTGGAATAGTTTTGTGCCTAACTTTTATTTGCTTTGTGCTTTTAAAGTTTTCTTCTGAACAAGAAGATTCAGAACTATGGTTCCCACAACATTTGCTTCCGGAAAGAAATTCAAACAGTAATTACAGCAATGATGTTTTGATTCAATGCTATGATACTCGGAAACACTTAATAGGTTACTACGACTTTGGAGAAGAAATGTGGAGGTGCATAAACTATCAAGACATACCTAAAAATTTCAAGTGGAGGTATCTCACAATTGAAATGGAATAAATTTAAAAAGCCTACTCAGTTACGAATAGGCTTTTTT